CGGCGGAAGTAGTGCCACGCATGACCAGTCTGCCGGATTGCGCGAAGGCGTTCATCGGAACGATGGGAGACGGCAGCATATCGTATCACGATCAAGTGCTGCTTGTCGAGGCGAACGACAACTGCCCCAAACCTCACGCTACGTACTACATTCCCACTTGGGAGGACATTTTCGCCGACGATTGGCAAGCATGCTAATGAAACGCTATCTGATTATGGCCCTTTTGGTGCTGTCGGGATTGTTGTGGATCCAAACGGTCCGCCTGCGAGGCGAACGGGCCGAGCGCAGGCGCGTCCAGTCCAACAACGAGGTATTGACCGACAGTATGGAGTTCTACCGGACGGCCAGCGGAAAACACGCCGCATCGCGTCAGGTGCTCGAACTCCGGGCCTCGGAGCTGGAGCGCTACAACGCCCAACTGGCCGCCACGGTCCGGGAGCTGCGGATCAAGGCCAGACGGCTGGAGGCGGCAGCCATGACGGCCACGCGGACCGAGGTGCAGATCACGGCGCCCCTGGAACCCGCAAGTCCGCAGTCGTCAGCATGGGAGAAATACGGCGCAGGGGTGCGAAGGGCCGCCGATTCGGTAAAAGCCGCCCTCGATCGGAAATTCTCCGGACTGCCGAAAGTCCCCGAAGCGAAGGTTTTCAGATGGTCGGACCGCCATGTGAGTGTGGACGGAGTGATCCGCGACGATTCGGCAAGCTGTCGTGTCGTGAGCGTTGACACCCTACAGCAGATTGTCCACCGGGTTCCGCGGCGGTTCCTCTTTATCCGATGGGGGACGAAGGCAATACGCCAGGAGGTCGTGTCGTCGAATCCCCACACCAACATTGTCTACACCGAATACATCGAACTTAAAAGGAAAAAGCGATGAAAATTATTTATAACAATATAATACCTTTCGGGCGATTCACAGCTTTGACGGTGTTGTTTTGGTTGTTCATCAAGCGAGGGAAGGAGCTGACCGAAAGGCTGTATAACCATGAAAAGATACACATGCGGCAGCAGCTGGAAATCGTGGCGGCATACCTTGTAATCAACGCGGGACTTATCTCTATGACGGGCGGGTCGTGGTGGTGGATGATGGTTTCTATTCCGGCACCGTTCATCATCTACGGCATTTCAGTCGGCATCGAGATCCTGCTGCCGCCTTACGATCGGGCCTATGGCAGCAGTTGCTTCGAAACAGAGGCCATCTACAACGAGCACAGACGATCGTATACTCGTCTCTGGTGGAAGCATCTGTTCGCTTGGATAGGGTATATCTCCAATAGAAAATATCCTTATATCCCGCACAGCGAACGTCCGCCCATGCAAGACTGATAAATCCATAATATAGGGGGCATGAAAAAGCCCCCGCCTTCGTCTCTGGCTATCTCTCAACATCCCCAGAAACGACAAAGGTGCCAACACACCACGACAGAGGCAATAAGCCTTTGGGTGTGTTGGCACCTATTGTTTTGTTGAGAGATGTTACAAATATAAAAACTTTTCCGGATATGTGCAAAACTGCAGTTTTTGACCGGGTCATGGGATTCGTTTCGCGTGAGACCGAAATACCCGTGGGGAGAATTACAGGAGGCGGTAAAACGCGTGAGGAAGTAGATGCCCGGTATTTGGCCGTCTATTATCTTAAAGATGAAGGTCTTTACGAATCCGACATCGCCCGCATGCTCCGCATAACACGGCAGGCTGTGGGGGCCATTTTGCGCCAGTTTGAAACACGCCGCAAGCAAAACGGGAAAATCTTTGAAATAACATTTATTCGTATCGGCAACGCCTTGAAAACTGATTGATTGCCTTCGAGCACGCCTATTCGGACCTTTGTTATGCGGGAACCATCAGTATGTTCCCGTCTCAATCGCCGAAGAGAAAAGAGGCGAATGAAACATGTGTATATACATGGAAGGTGATTATTTAACCAAAGGTGACGCCGCTCTTTGGGCTGACGCTAAAGACGGTCGCCGTAGCTATTGCGACGATTACGGTCGTCATCATGGCCGCGGTATGGCCGCCACGGGTATCGGCCTGGCGGCAGGCTTGGGCGGCGGTGCCCTGCTGTTGGCTTTGGCCGGGATCTGGGGTGCGAATCAGGCATCGAAAGCCCGTTACAAGGCTGCTGAAAATGCAGCTGCAGGCAATGCCAAGTCCATCGACATCCTCGCCCAGACGCAGCTCCAGGATCGTCTGTCGCGTGAAACGTGGCAGAACAATCACGCGCCTACGATCAGCCAGTACGTCGACGTCCGTGCCGGAGCAGGCGCGGGGGCAGGCGCCGGAGCAAATGCCCTGGCCGCTGCTGAAGCGATGGCACTTGCCAGTGCAATCAACAACAACAGCAATGGCCTGAATTCGGCTATCGGAGGTTGCAATTTCCTCCGCGTGGCCCGCTACTCGGCTCCCAAGCCGTGCGGGTGTGACACGTGCCAGGATTAGCGCCTGCAGGGTGGGATGGGAAACCGTCCCACCCTTACCCTTAAAAACCGCTACGATATGTTGTTCAACAGAAAAGAATTCCATAATATGGAAATGATACGTACAACCTCCAAAGATGCCTTAAAACGATCCCTTATGCAAATGTATCAAGGTGATGTGGCTACAATGGAACGGATGTATGATTTCTATATGAAGGATATGCAGAATGTTCCGGACTTCGATCCGGTGGCTCCTTCAATGCTTCAGCAGGCAAAAACCACGATTGGAGACCTTTTCGGTTGGGCCGATGCCAATCAGGAAAAACTTGTGGGAGCTTATAACCTTTTCCGGGCGATGAAAAGCGGAGAGCCTATAAGCGCCGTTAGTGCTTCCGCTCCCGTCGCAGATGTTCCACCTCTACCGAAATTGTAAGCCATGCAACCCTATAAGATTGAAGTATACATATATGCTGAATCCGAGCAGGAAGCCCGTGAAGTGCAGCAGGCAGCCTATGATTTCGTGAACGAGAACTACCAGCATGGAGGACTCGTTACGGCATCCAAACTCAAAGACCTGCTCGTAAAATACAAGAACAATTTTTTCGTGCAAAACTTTCTGAAACGATGAGTGAGACTACGAATCCCCAGGAGACGCGTCAACCGCGGAACATCTTCGAGCAGACACTGTTCGGCGTGCAGGTAACCAATGACAACATAGTCGCAATTCATGCCCGTATGGACAACATGGAGGCAAAAATCAATGCGATATATGATGCCCTCTATCCAACATCCGAGCCTAACGTTCCCGGCGCGGATGACAAGAATAAGACAGTAGGGAACAATACCTAATAAATTCATATCCATGAGTTGTAACAAAATTCAAGCGGCAGTTATTACGCCTGTGCTGGCTGCCGGATCGGTGACCTCGCCGTACTTCTACCAGGTCAACATCACCCAGCGGCTTTGCTTTCCGACGTGCGCAGACAACACCCCAGTGTTCAATCCGCAGTTCTCGCTCAAATCGTTGTCCCAGGTTGGGACAGGACGATATGTGGCCACCATCCATGTCGAGGGCATCATCTCCTATGTTCCGTGTAACGGCGGCTGCGGATGCACCAAGCAGCAACCTCTCTCGCAGGATTTCACGATTCCCATTCAGTCGGCATCGACACCCACCGTAACCATCGAGCCGGGAGCCGCGATGAACGCCGTGGCGGCATCAGCCTGCCAGCCGTGCAGCCGGACATTTGTATCGGAGACGCCGATCACCGTAACGGTGGCTACGGCCGCAGCACCAACAGCGTAGCGGTATGCTGTGGATAGCCCTATTCGCAATGGTGTGTGCAACCATAGCACAACACCTCGGACTGGCTGAAAAGGTAGCACAAATCGGCAACCAGATCATGGGATGCCCGAAATGCCTATCGTTTTGGACCGTATTGGGAGTGTTGCTTTGCTACGGGTGTAACATTCTCCTTGCGATAGGGCTATCTTTATTGGCTGCCTATGCGGCTAATTGGATGGGATTTGTATATATGGAATTGAACAATATCTATTCAAAACTATGGCAAAGAACAACAAACAAATCGAAAACGGAACCCCGAAAACGACGGAAACGCCGATAACAATAACTAATGCTCCGGTTCTGATTGGAAGCTACAAACCGCTTCCCCGCGTTCCGGCGTGTAAAAACTGTTGAAACATGACTTCAATCGAATTAAAAGAACGCTATGGACGGCTGCATGACAAGGTGGCCAGAATGGACGATGAACATGCAGAAAAAGTGTTCATTGGAGCCCAGATGTGGGCATTCGGTAAGATAGCGGAATCGTCGCCGACTGTTGCCGAAATATGGCTCGGGAAACTGGAGGCAACTACTTGTCAGATGCCGAGGCAAAGATGATCGCCACAAAACTCGTAAACCAAGATGGAAGCATCGGAGCTAAATGGAGCAAGGACGCATTCCTGCAGACCGTGGAAAAACTGGGCAGAGACATCGAAAAAGAACCGTATTACAACGAAAATGCCTTATGGGTTACAGCTGTAATGATATACAGCGATCACGCCAAGAGTATCGCCGAAGATATGGGGCACACTTCGCCGTCTGATATTCCGTCCGAAAAAATGGCACTATCATGCTATCGAAAAGCTGTGGAAAAACTATGCGACAAGGATCGAAAGCACTTTATCCGAGAGTATTTCGAAGGCGAACTGATGTAA